GGCGATCAGTCTGGTACCTGGGGAACTACTACAAATACCAATTTAGGCACAGCAATTGAAGAAGCTATTACTGGAACTGCCGATGTTTCTTTCTCAAGTGCTGATGTAACCCTAACTTTAACTAATACTAACACAGCTCAAACTGCTCGTAACTTACGTTTGAACCTAATAGGTACAGTAGGTGCTACCCAAAACTTAATTGTTCCAGCAATTGAAAAGCAATACATCATTAATAACACTTTAGGTTTTGCTATTACAGTTAAAAACGCTACGGGTACAGGTGTTTCAGTACCTGCCGGTAAATCTATGATTGTGTTTAATACAGGGGCAAACGTTGTTGAAGTAGTCACAGCTCTAGCTACAGGCACAGTAATCCCAGTGGCAAACGGCGGTACAGGTGCTTCAACTGCGTCCATTACATCATTCAATAATATTACAGGTTTTACTGCGTCCGGTGCTACGGGTACTACAAGCTCTAATTTAGTATTTGCAGCGTCTCCTACTTTAACAGGTACACCCCTAGCACCAACTGCAGCACCGGGTACAAGTACAACTCAAATTGCAACAACAGCTTTCGTACAAAACGTAGCGGGTGCATTGGGTACGATGTCTTCGCAAAATGCAAATGCTGTGGCTATTACAGGTGGAACTATCGGTGGTATTACGGCATTTAATGCAGCGGGTATAACTACGCTTGGCGAAACAACTACTGTCTCTGCAACAGCGGCTACAGGCACTATTAACTACGATGTTAAAACACAAGGTGTTGTTTACTATACATCAAATGCTTCTGCTAACTGGACTGTTAACTTTAGAGGTGACGGATCTACAACACTAAACTCATTGATGGCTGTAGGCGAGACTAGAACTGTAACTTTTCTAGTTACACAAGGTGGCACTGCTTATTATAATAATGCAGTTACGATTGATGGTTCATCAGTGACTCCTAAATGGCAAGGCGGTGCCGCTCCAACAGCGGGTAATCCATCAAGTATAGATATTTACACATACAGCATTGTTAAAACAGCAAGTGCTACTTACACAGTATTTGCATCACAAACAAGGTTTGCTTAATGCCATTAAATATTACTTCAGGTGCAGCAACTGCTCGTGGCTTTGGGTTTACAACTCAAAGTTATTTTAATTTAACCATTACACTTTTATCTAATCAAACAAACTATAATTTAAGAACAGTTGCTTTAGCTGCTGGATGGACTGGTACTAATAAGTTAAATGCAGTATTAAATGTTAATAGTGGTGTATCTTTAATTGGAACAGGGGATACTACAAGTTCTGGATTGGTACTTACAAATTTAGTTGAGGGTAGCATTGTTACTTTAAATAACAGTGGCACTATATACGGTGCGGGCGGTGCGGGAGGGCTTACAGGCATTGCTGGTATTTATCAAGAAGCTGGTAACGTATCAGGCATTGGTACTGGAGGTAGTAACGGATATAACGGATATGGTGACAATAACCCAGCTATAAGTGGCTCATCTGGCGGTGTAGGGTCTTCAGCTATCTATTGTGATTCAAGTATTATATTTAATATATATAATTATGGTATTGTTACTGGAGGTGGAGGTGGTGCTGGAGGACAAGGCTCAAACAATTCAAGCGGAGGTAGTGGAGGTGATGGAGGCATAGCTCTTGTTGAGACAAGTACGCCTACGATAACGCTTTATAATCAGTCTGGAGGAGTATTTGGCGGTGGCGGTGGCGGTGGCTCTGGATGGGGAAATAGACAGAATGGAGCAACTCAAGGTGGTACTACTGGCGTAAACGCTGTAATTACTAGTGATGGTGGAGGTAACTTTGGTGCACAAGGTACAGCAGGTCGTTCATCTACCAATAATGCTACAACTTTATTTAATACAGCAGGGACATTTACTCTATAAAGATTTTAATTGGAATTTGTTTACTCACTTGGTAACTTAGGAGTTAATATGGACGGAATTGTTGGTACAATATTAGGAACAGTAGGTAACGTTTTAGACAGAGTTATACCAGATAAAAATAAACGTGCAGAAGCAGAAGAATCATTAAAATTAGCACTAGCATCAAATGAATTTCAACTAGCTATAGAACAAATTAAAGTTAATGCTATTGAAGCGTCGAGTGACGATAAATTTACTAAACGATGGAGGCCTTTTATAGGGTGGACTTGTGGAACAGCATTCGCATTACATTTTGTTATTTTTCCTGTGCTTAATTGGGTTGTTGTTCTATTCGGAGCTCCAGCTATTAACATCGTATTTGATATGCAATCTCTTATGTATGCTCTCGGTGGTTTACTAGGATTAGGTGGATTCAGAACGTTTGAAAAAGTTAAGGGTGTAACTAAGTGAAACTAAGCCCTAATTTTACACTAGCAGAATTAACACATTCAGAAACTGCCGAAAGACTAGGTTTAGATAATACACCTGATGAAAAGGTTAAAGCTACCTTAGTGCGATTAGCTCGTATGCTAGAAGAAGTTAGACACTTATTGGGTAGACCTATTATGGTGAACTCTGCATATCGTAGCCCAGAAGTTAATAAAGCTATAGGAAGTAAACCTACATCACAACATTGTTTAGGGTGTGCGGCTGATATCAGAGTGCCTGGATTAACTCCAAACGATATTGTTAAATTAGTTATAAAGAGTACTATTCAGTATGACCAAATTATTAGAGAGTTTGACTCTTGGGTGCACATATCTATACCTAACAAACTAAGTGATAAACCACGTAAACAAGCATTAATTATTGATAAAACAGGAACAAGGCCCTACTAATGGCACTAAGTAAACTTGTATTTAAGCCCGGCGTTAACCGAGATCAAACTAACTACGCATCAGAAGGCGGTTGGTATGAGACTCAGCTTGTTCGTTTTAGATCAGGGTTTCCAGAAAAGTTTGGTGGTTGGACTGTATCTAACATTACACCTTACACAGATTCTGCACGTTCTATATTTAGTTGGTCAACAACTGACGGAGCTAACTTACTTGGTGTTGGTACTAACTCTCGTATTTATGTAGGTTCTGGTACAACGTTATACGACATTACACCTATTTATGCAACTTATACTAATGCTACTACACCTTCATCAAGTAATTGTATAGGTACTACCAACGGGTCTAAAACTGTTACTGTAACTATTACGGGTCATGGAGCTACGACAGGCACTTATGTAACATTTAGTGGTATTGCAGGTCCTACGATTGGTGGCATTCCTATTGCTGAAATGAATACAACAGTGCAAGTAACTGTATTAGATGCAAACACGTTTACATTCCAAGCAACGACTACTGCAACATCTACAACCACAGGGCAAGGCGGTACGGGTATTACTGCAATAGTTTATTTACCTGCGGGATTCCCTATTACAACAGCAGGTTATGGTTGGGGCACTTCTACTTGGGGTCGTGGTACTTGGGGTTCTGGTTCTACATCACCCGTATTCCAGCCTGCTAGACTTATTTTTATGGATAAGTTTAATAATGACTTAATATTTAATACAGCTTACGACACAGTATCTGGTGCTGGTGGTGATATCTATTACTGGGCTTATGTCTCAGCATTTAATACGCGTGCAGTTTTAATGAGTTCTTTAGCAGGTGCTGTAGCAGTGCCACAAAAAGTACAAAAGATTATGTTTACTCCACAAGGTTTCTTACTAGCTCTTGGTTGTACTAATTATGATGCCACAGCAGCAGCTCCAAATTATCTAGGTACATATGATCCACTACTTATTCGTTGGTCTAATGTTGATCCTGATATTGGTCCGGAACCAGAAAATTGGCAGCCCCTTACTACTAACACAGCAGGGTTTTTAAGATTACAATCAGGCTCTAAAATTATTACTGCCATTAATACCAGACAAGAAACATTAATATTTACTAACACCTCTTTAACGTCATTACAATTTTTAGGTACAGCTGAAGTATTTGGTTTACAAGAGTTATCACATAATATATCTATCATTGGTGCTAATGCTTTAGTAGGTTCTAACAATATTACTTACTGGATGGGTCGAGATAGATTCTATACGTATTCTGGTCGCGTAGATACTTTACCTTGCACTATAAGACAATACATATTTACTGATCTTAACTTTACTCAAAGTGCTCTTATATTTGCAGGGGTTAATAATAAATTTACAGAAATTATTTGGTTCTATCCTTCAGCTAACTCAGATGAAATTGATCGCTATGTTGTATTTAATTACCTTGAAAATATTTGGTACTATGGTCAACTAGAAAGAACTGCATGGATTGATTCAGGTGTATTTAATAATCCTGTAGGATTAGCTGATGGCTGGGTATATCAACATGAAGATGGTACTAACGATGGTCAACCTTTAGGAGCTTCTCCTCTTCCTATAACTTCCTATATTCAATCTGCTGATGTTGATATTGATGATGGGGATAAATATATGCTTATTCGTCGTGTAATTCCTGATATTAACTTTAGAGGTTCAGCAACTAATAACGAAGTTACAGGTGCTCCAATTATTCCTGAAGCAGATATTACTGTAGGTGTTCGTAATTTTCCAGGTGCTGCATCATCAATAACCAATACAGAAGGTCAATTAACAGGCGATACGATTATAACTGCAACAGCTACTGTTGACCAATATACTAACCAAGTATTTATTAGAGCTCGTGGACGTCAAATGAATTTTAGAATTGCATCAGATACTGTAGGTACACAATGGCAACTGGGTTTACCAAGAATTGATGCACGCCCTGATGGAACAAGAGCATAATGACTAGTGCTATTGTTAAACCTACCAAGGCTCCTAATTTACCTATACCTACGATTGCGTATAGTCAAACATATACAGAATCTTTTAGTAATGCATTACGTTTATATTTTAATACCTTAGATGCATTTACTACTAAATTAGGCGATATTGCTGGTGGGTCTGCTTTAAGTTTTCCACATATAGCTGCATTCGATACTACAACTCAATATGCTACGGCTAGTAATACGCCTACGATTGTTAAATGGAATACTTTAGATTCTGGTTTAGGATTTACTTTAGATCCTGGATTTTATGCGACGGCTGAATATACTGGGTTTTACAAAATAGATTATAGCCTTCAGTTTGCAAATACAGCAAATGCACCACATGACGTAGTAGTGTGGTTAAAAGTTAATAATGGCAGTGGATTTGCAGATGTACCAGGATCTGCTAGTAAAATAACTATAACTTCTCGTAAAAGTGCAGGGGTTCCTAGTTATGTATTGATGTATTCAACTGTGCCGTTTGAAGTTAATGCAGGGGATCAAATAGCACTATGGTGGGCTACTGATCAAGCGTTTGTTGTTTCCCCTGCTACAGATGGAGTGTATATGGAATATGCCCCGGCACAAACTATACCCTATCCTCACCCGTCAATTCCCTCAGCAATTGGCGCAATTACCTTTGTTTCTAGAACGTAACTATGGTATTATTAGATTATATTTAAGGACTTTTAATTATGATGAATCAATCAGCACAAGGTTTAGCATCACTAGGTCGTGGCAACGACTCGATGCTTGTTCACATGACTCCAAGAGAGGTAGAAGGACTACAAGGTCTAGCTATGGCTCATGGAGGTTCGTTAACTATTAACCCTCAAACTGGGTTACCTGAAGCTGGATTTTTAGATTCTATACTCCCAACCGTAGCAGGATTAGGTTTAAATGCAATGTTTCCAGGTCTTGGAGCATTGGGAACAGGCCTTTTAGTAGGTGGTGTAACTGCATTAGCTTCTGGTGATCTTGGTAAAGGCGTTTTGGCTGGATTTGGTGCGGGTTCTGGCGCGGGCTTAGGTAAAACATTTGCAAGTATGGGTAAAAGTGCTGTAGGTGGTATCCCAGGTAGTGAGGCTATTGGCGCAGTCGGAAAAGATATTGTTGGCCAACTTCCAGAAAATGTAGCTCAAAACGCAGCAACTAATTTAGGTATGTTTAATTCACAAGGTGCTACCGCTGCTATGGGTGGAGTTGGTGGGGCTACTGTTCCTACTATATCTCAAGCCGCTTCAACTCTTGGGGATGCAACATCTAATTTTGGTATGTTTAATACAGGGGCTACAGGTGCTACATCTGCATTGGCTCCGTCAGCTTCTCAAATTGCACAGTCACAATTAGCTCAGCCATCATTATTAGGTGATGCAAGAAGTAGATTAGGTGATATGGGTGAAGGATTTAAACAATTTGCAAAAGACCCATTCGGTGCAGGGTATGATGCTTTTAAAGAAGCTGGTGGTAGCACAATGGATTTACTTAGCCCAGTAGCGTCTGTAGGTATGGAAGCTTTGAAACCTGAACCATATCCTGGTTATGAAGACCCAGACAAAGGTAAATATAGAGGTTCAGAAGGTCAACTTAATTTAAGTGATAAATTTGATACTAATCTTCGCTTAATTGCAAAAGGTGGGTATATTAAGAATTATGCTTTAGGTGGAGCTGTTAATCCTAATCCTTCAGTAGGTGGTGGGTTATCTGATTTATATAATAGACCTGAGGGACAAACACCACAAAATATTTCAAGTAATGCTTATGGATTAAGTAGATTAAGTGATTTAGGTAGTGAACAAGCTAGATACCAAGCACAAACATTAGGTTATGCTATGGGTGGTCCAGTAAGTTTTGCTGATGGTGGTAATACAGAAAAAGGTATGAACTTAGATGGACTTCCTTCACTTAATGTAAATACTGGTGAACAAAGCATGGGTGGTGGATCTAGTGGTGAAGAATATAAGCTGAAACAGGATTTAATGAACGCTTATCAAAAACAATCGCCATACACCCGTGGATTAGGAAGTCAACAAGCTGATTTTGAAGGATTATTAAAAGCTTTTCCTAGCAAAAATTCAAATATTGATTATTCAGGCCTTGATATGCTTAGGACGCCCGGTAAGCTTGCAACTCTCGATGATCTTAGACGAGCTCTTAGTTTTGCAGGGGAAATGTATGAAAGAAATCCATCGCTTGATTTTGCAAAAAATATGTATGATAGAAGCGCAATAACAAAAATGGCACAAGGTGGTTATTTAAACGGTGCTGGTGATGGTATGTCTGACTCAATTCCTGCTACAATAGAAGGTAAGCAACCAGCTCGTTTAGCAGACGGAGAATTTGTAGTACCTGCAGATGTTGTTTCTCATTTAGGTAATGGTTCTTCTAAAGCAGGATCAAAAAGATTATATGCAATGTTAGATAAAGTAAGACATGCGCGTACAGGTCATACTAAACAAGGTAAACAAATTAAGGCAGAGAAATATCTACCCGCATGAACACCGTACAAATCGTAGCGCCCAATAACATATATAGTGTTTGGGAAGATATAAAAGATTATTTAAATGCATCTATTAATGTAAGTGGTGGGGATTTTACACTAGATCAATTAAAATTATTATTAGTACGAAACGAACAAATTTTATTAGTATCTGTTGATGAAACCCAAAAAATAAACGGAGCTATGACAGTAGAATTTATTAACAACGCTAATGCAAGAACTATGTTTATTACTGCGTTGGGTGGTCACGGAATTGTAAATGATGAAACGTTTGGTCAAGTAGAAGTCTGGGCTAAAATGCAAGGTGCAACAAAAGCTAGTGCATGGGCGCAAGAAGCGCAGGCTAGACTCTATAAAATAAAAGCAAACTTTAATACCATTAGGATGGTTGTGGAGAAAGATTTATGAAATCATTTAACTTGTTTAACTGGGTAACTAACTTAGTAGAAGCATTTACTTTCTACTCAGGGGGTGGTGGTGGAGGTGGTAACACTACTCAAACTTCTTACTCTACAAACTTGCCTGAATATGCTAAACCGTTTTACGAAGAGCTTTTAAAACAAACGGGTAAACAAGTTTATCAAACAGATTCAAAAGGTAATGTTACAGGCGTTAAAGAATATACTCCTTACGCTGGGGAACGTATAGCAGGGTTTAGCCCAGAACAACAAGCTGTACAAGCAGAAGTAGCAGGGATGGGAACTCCAAGTGGTTTTAACGCAGCAGCTGCTGGATTAGGTACAGGTACAAATTTAGGGTTTGGTGCAGCTGGCGCTGGGTTAGGTCAAGCATTTGATTATTCTCCTACAGCTATTTCAGGCGGTACATTTGATCCTTCTGCAGCGGCCTATTATTCCTCACCCTACCAAGAAGCAGTAACTGACGTAGCAGTTCGTGAAGCTCGACGTCAAGGTGATATTGAAAGATCTCGCGGCGCATTAGGCGCTATTGGTCGAGGTACATTTGGTGGTGCAAGACAAGCTTTAATGCAGGCTGAACAAGATAGAAATCTAGCACAAAACATTGGCGATATTAGAGCTAAAGGTGCACAAGCTGGATATGAAAACGCACAAAAAATGTTTGAAGCAGATCAAGTTCGTCGTATGAAAGCAGCAGAATTAGGACAACAAGCAGGGCAATTCAGAGCAGGACTTGGTAAAGATATTGGCCTTGCTGGATTACAAGCAGGTCTTGAAGCTTCTTCTAAACAAGGTGCATTAGCAGCGACAGAACAAGCTACTGATCTTGAAAGACTTAAAGCACAAGCTGCGTCAGGGGGTGAAAGGCAAGCTATGGAACAAGAAAGACTTAATCAAGCCTACCAACAATTCATGGATAAACAAAACTATCAAAAAGCTCAACTTGATTATCTATCACAAATTCTTCGTGGTAATGCAGCGGCTCTTGGTACAACTCAAACTCAATATGCTCCAGCACCAAGCTTAGCTTCACAATTAGGTGGTGTAGGACTAGCAGGCCTAGGTCTTTATAATATCTTAGGAAAAAAATAGTATGAACATAATTAAAATACAAAATATGTTACGTGGCGTTCCTGATAACGCTTTGGTTGGTTATGTCCAAAATCCTCAAGGTGAAGTGCCTAGCTATCTAGCCTTAAGTGAATTACAAAGACGTAAAGATACCCGTGCTAAATACCAACAAGAACAAGCTCCAGAATCAAGTGTAGCAGAAGACTTACAACAAGAAGCAGTGCCCGATCAAGGCGGCCTTGCGATGCTAGCTAATAACCCTGACCTCTCTCCAGGGGACCCTATGTCGCAGGGTGTCGCCGACTTACCTATAGATGATGATATGTATCAAGAAGATAGCTTTGCAGCGGGCGGTATTGTTGCATTCACACCAGGTGGTGCTGTTTATCCTAACTATGAAGGTCCATCTACCTCCGCTATTGGACGAGCATTAAGTTCTATTACAGGTGGATTAAAAGGCTATGTTGATAAAAAATCTCAGCTTATGGATTTACAAAGACAAATAGAAAGCTTACAACCTAATTTATTTGAGTCTCTTACACCCTCAGAACTTAGCACTAGAAAAGCTCAAATAGCAGAATTAAAAGCTAAACAAGATTCTATTAGATATCCATCAAGCGGGTATGTATATAAAGAAGGTGAAAAAGCTGTTGATCCTACTATGAAGTCTTATGTAGAGCAAGAAGCTATGCGTATAGCAGAAGGTAAAGGTAAAGGTTTAAATCTTTTAACTGAGGAAGAAAAAGCTAAAATGTCAAAAGATCAGGCAGCAAAGGGTACGGGTGCTAAAACACAAACTCAACAGCCTACTCAACAACCTGCTGAATCTGATGAAGACTATTTACGTAGACGTATGGCATTATATAAAGAGTTTATGGGCCCTAACGAAGATAGAACTAAGCTTCAAGAAAAAATTGATGCTATGGAAAAACGTGCTGCACGTCAAGAAGAAATGGCACCATGGATGGCTCTTACAGAAGCTGGGTTTAAAACTATGGCTGGTACATCCCCATTTGCATTAACTAATCTTGGTGCAGGTGCTGAAGCAGGTCTTAAATCATACGGTGCTGCTCAAGATAAGATGGCTGCATTAGAAGAAAAACGATATGCACTTATGAATGAAGCTGCTAAAGCAGATCGCGCCGAGAAACAAGCTATTACTAAGTTTGGTTTTGATAGTGAAGAAGCTAAGGCAAATAGAGACCAAAAAGAAAGATTAGGTCAAGAAGAATTAGCTATTAGACGAGAATCAAATCGTTTAACTAAAGAATTTAATACAGCAAGATTAGGTGCTCTAACTACAGGTAAAACTACTAAAGCTATGGCGGAGTTAATTCAAAAAACAAATGCTCCAATAGATAAAAAATTAGCTACATTAGTAATGGCTGGTAGTAAGAGTCAAGCAGTTCAAGATATGATTAAGTCACTTCAAGCTGAAAAACTTGCTAATGAAAATAAAATTAGAGCATACTTTGCACAAGACGGTTTAGCTGGTGTTCAACCATCTGCAACTAATGCAGATCCACTAGGATTACTTAGCCAATAAAAATGGATTTAAAATCATTTCGCCAACAGTATCCACAATATGATGCTGTGTCTGACGAGCAACTAGCTAACGCTCTACATACTAAGTATTATTCAAGTATACCTCTAGATCAATTCTATTCTAAAATAGGACTTACTCCTACTCCCGCAGAAACACCAGATGCAACATTTGGTGAAAGTTTAAAAGACGTTGGTGTTAGTGCATTACAAGGTGTACTAGGAGCTAAAGAAGCCATAACTGGTATCGCTGATATTCCTACTATGGGTCTAGCAGGTAAAGGTGTAGCCGCAGCTGAGAAAGCTATATTTGGTGGCACTTCTCAAGAAGGTCGTGAAAAACTTCAGCAATTAAAATCCGCAGAAGCTCAACAAGAAGAAAAAGAAATTGCGGAAACAAAAGGTTTCTTACCTACCGCTAAAGCCTATATTGAAAGACCAGGTGCATTACTTGGTGTAGTTACCGAATCTATTCCTACTATGTTGGGCGGTGCAGGTATAGCACGGGGCGCTTTAAGTACGGTAGCTAAACAGGTTGGTAAAAAAGCTGCTCCATTAATTGCGGGTGCTGTAGGTGAAGGCGCAGTTACAGCTGGTTCTATTGCAGAAGCGACAAGACAAGATTCTGAATCAGGTTTAATTACACCCGGCCAAGCTGCGGGTGCTACAATAGGCGGTGCATTAACTGCGGGTCTAGGTGTATTTGGTGGTAAGGTTGCTAAGAAACTAGGCGTAGCTGATGTTGATACCTTATTGGCTGGCGGCGCTACTGCAGCTGAAAAACAAAACATACTTAAAGCAGCATTTAAAGGTGCACTTTCTGAATCTGTATTTGAAGAACTTCCACAATCTATACAAGAGCAAATTACACAGAACCTTAACATGGGTAGACCATGGGATGAGGGCGTAGCAGAAGCTGGTGCAAGTGGTATGTTAGCTGGGGCCCTTATGGGTGGTACCGCAAGTGCTATATCTCAAGCTAAAGACAACTATACTATAGCAAATAAAAATAATCCGACACCTCCTCCTACAAAAGAATCAGAAGAGACATTAACAGGTGATGTTAAAACTAAAACTCCTGCATTAGCAAAAGAAGAAGATTTAGACATCGATAGCATATTATCTACAGAGGAGTTTAAAGATGAACAACCTAAGCCCAGAAAATCTAGAAAAGGCGTTCCAGTACTTGGAGGACCCGAAGATGGAGCTGCCGGAGACGCTAAAGGAGATGACGGATCTGGAGTGGTTCGCGGTGGAGTTGATTCTCAACCAGCTGATGTTGGAGAGGGAAAACAGCCAACTGCATTAACAAAAGATTCTATATTAGGTGATATGGCTGCAGAAGGTTTGCAGTTTAAGAATACATCTCAAGTTAGAAACTACTTAAAAACTAAAGTAGATAAGGCTACCCTTACTCAACTAGAATTAGAAACCCCATCACTAGTTAAAGATTTATTTAACGAACGTAAATCCCAAGCTAAATTAACAAACATGATGGGTGTAAAAGCCGAACCTATAGGGGAACAAGCTGAGACATTACCTACCTATTTAGAAACAATAAGTCCTTATGCAAAAGAAGCGCCTATTAATAAAGAAAGAGGTATCCAAACTGCAGGTGTTGAAGAAGCATTTGACACGATTGATACTGCAGATATTAAACGACTTAAAGCTCAACTAACTGAAATTGCTACTCAAAAAACTGCTGAAGCCTTAACAAAAAGAAAAGCTGATATTGAAAGAGTAATGCAAGAACAACGTATATCTAAAAAGAAAGCTACTAATCTTATAGGTCCAGCAAAAGATTTTACATTCTCAGGCTTAAGACCTACTGAGTTTATGACTCGTGAAGAACTTCTTGGGTTATATGAAGAGAATAAAAATAAACGTGATCTAGAATCTGAAGAACAAATCAAAGCTAAAGAATCTCGCGATGCATTTATTACTAGTTTATCTGAAGAAGAACAAGCGGTAAAAAATAAAATAAGAGATGATGCTATTATTAGAGAGTTAGAATCTAATAGACAACAAGTTATTAATGAGCAACTATTAAAACAAAAACGAAAAGATATAAAAAAATCAAATGATCTTGATGAAAAAATAGCATTAATAGAAGAAAGAGAAGCTAAGCTAATACCTGAAGCTGATACCAAACCAGCTCTTGAAACTGAAGGTCAGATTCTTAGTAAAGGCACAAGGGTTGTTAATAAAGCTGTTAATTCTGCGCTTAGTAATAATAAACCATTCCTAGATGTACTAACTGATTTAGCTGGCGGAGAGTTTAATAAATACTTCTCATATCAAACAGTAGCTGACATGTTAGGCAAAAAGATTTCCGTATTAGCTAAACCTAAAGCTATGGGAATGAAAGGTATGGCTTTACCTACTATCAAGTATGGCACTGTTGAAAAAGGTAGACCAGGTAAGTTTGACCCTGCTACTAATACTATTACAATCGATCCTAACAATGCTCAAGGTCAAGACCTAGGCCAAATCGTAATGCATGAAACTATGCACTATATGCTAGACCATATTATTGATAATCGTAAAAACTTATCTGAAGGTCAAAAGAACGCATTAAAACGTCTAGATCAACTACATAAACAAGTTAAATCTAAACTAGGTAAAGACTTTGATATACCTAATCTAAAAGAGTTTGTTGCTGAAGCATTTACTAATAGTGACTTCCAAAGAGCTCTAGCTAGCCTCCGTCCTCCACCTGGCAGCAAACTATATAGAACCGCGGCTGATATTGTATGGAACATTTCTAAAGCTATTGTCAGTGCGTTAGGTCTTCGTTTTGATACTGTTAAACCTGTAGTGCTTCAAGAAACAATTGACTTAGTATCTAGCATTATTACAGACAAGGCATATACATTACCTACAGAAACGATGGCGGGTAAACAAGTATCCTTTGCACCAAAACAAGATAAAGAAGCTAAACCGTTTAATATAGAAGCTGCTATAGATAAAGTAGAGGTAAAAGAATATAACAAACCTACCGCAGTCCAAACAGTTAAGAAAACACTTATAGGTGAAAAGGCTAGAGATCAGCTCATTACTAAATTCCAAAATAGTAGATATGCAATTAAGAAGTGGCAACAAGATTTAATGAAGGCTGGCAAGATTACTGTAGGTGGACCTAATTTTACTAATATCTATGATCAAATTTCTTTAGCGTTTGGCGAAGCTGACTTTAGAAATAAAGAGTATTTAATGGCTCCTGTTCAAAAGTTACAAAATTTAATAAATGATTACGCTAAAGCGGTGGATAAACCTATAGGTAAAGCACTTGGTGAATTACATAGATATGCTGAAGCATTACATGAACCAGAACGACGCCATATTAAATTTTTAAAAACTGTACCTTTAAGTGTGGATAAAAATCTAAGAGATAAAAATGGTAATCCTACAAGTGCAGCTGATGAAAGAGAAAAAATATTAAAGGCTATAGCTACTAGTAACAGTTTATCTGATGCACAAATAAAAGCTCTACGGGCTAAATTAGAAGACCTTGTAGCCAGATATAAAGACCCAGCTGGTGAAGGTAAATATAAATCTATTAATGAACAAAGTGCTGATTACAACGTAACTGCTGAATTTAACTCTCAAGAAATAGCCGCGTTAAGAAATAGATTTGAAAAATCTCCTCACATTAAACTTATGAATGAGGTTATGGCAGCACTTAAGCCTGTACAAGATGCAACTATAGAGTTAAATAAACAAGGTAACTACTGGTCTAACTCTACAGATAATATTAAACGATTTTATAATTGGCAAAACTATGTTCCGTTAAAAGGAAAACCTGCAAGTAAGATGCCTAATAATGTGGCTGATCTAGAATTAGATGATAAAAGATTAAGTGCTGAACTTAAAGATTCTCCGTATGCATTCGAAGGAAGATTATCTGAAGCTGAAAATCCTATTATACAAACAATGGTTGAAAGTGCGGTGTCTGCTGCACGTGCTGGTAGAAAAGGACTAACTCAATCTATTAAGAACGCTGTAAATCAAAAGATTATCGACGGTGAAGTTGTAGCTACTTATACTGCAGGTGAAGTATATAAAGGCTTGGATCAGCAGGCAATAAATCTTATCAACCAACGTAGCTCTATTGTGCACCATAATCAAGATGGTTCTATGGATGTAATCCGTATTAAAGACCCTGCGTTACTAGAATCTATCCGTCGTACATATAAAGATTCACATCCTATGTTAGATATGGTGAATAGATTTACTAGTTTAATAGGTCAATCTCATACTCGTTATAACCCTGCATTCCCCGTACTTAACTTTGTACGTGATACATTAACTAATGCTTTTGTGATGGCTATTGATATTGGTCCTGTAGAAGCATTTAAATACATAGGTGCAGTTGGCGCTCAAGTTGCAAACGGTGGTTTATTTAAAGCTAATAAGGTAGCAAGGCTTTACGCCAAAGGTGATATCGCAGGATTAAGAAAGTTATCTAAAGACCCATACATGAAAGATATGATTGACTATATTGAGCAGGGTGGTCTTGTATCTATAGTGCAAGGTTTATCTGTTAAGAGTCAATTAGGTCAATTATATAAAGAGTTAAACCAAAGTAAGATTCTTAAAGTTAAAGAACAAATAGACCCATTCTTTGATGGTTGGGTATCTACATTCGAGTTGGCAGCTAGAGCAGCCGCATATCGTATAGCTAAATCAGACGCAGAAGCTAGAGGTATTAAAGGCGATGCAGCTAAAGAAGTTGGTGCAGTTTATGCAAAACAATTAGCTAACTTTGAAGAGGTTGGTGAGTGGGGTAAAACATTAGGTGCACTATTTGTATTCTTTAGACCATCTGCTACAGGTGCTGTTCGTGCGTTTGAATCTATTGGTCCTATGTTAAGAAGCTGGGACTCAGTTAAGAAATCATTACCTGAAACTATTACTAAAGATCCTAAGGCATTAGCTGAATATGAAGCTAATTGGAGAAAACAAAGTAGAACCGCTGCAACAGTTGTATTATCTTTATTAGGTGCTGGTGCTACTATATACCTAATGTCCGCAGGTTTAGCTGACGATGATGATGAAGGTCGTAACAAGATTATTAATGATGACTTATCTCGATGGACTCGTTTTGCACGCTTTGATATTGGTGAAGATAAAGTAGTACAGATACCGTGGGGCTTTGGTCTTGGCGGCTTTATGGCTGCAGGGGCTCAAATAGCGGGAGCTATGTCTTCTAAAACAAATGACTTAGCAGATATATTTAGTAATATTGTTAATATTGGTTTAGATTCTTTTGTACCATTACCTGTATCTAGAATTAATATGGTTGATAATCCTTCAGCATTTGTGTTGGATTCTGTAACGCCGTCAATAGCTAGACCTTTCTTTGAATATGCTATGAACATGAATGCATTTGGTCAAGAAATTTATAACAACAGACAATCAAGATTTGGTAATGCATATACAGGTGGAGATAATATTCCTGACGCATACAAAGATGCAGCTAGATTTATGGTAGATAATTGGGGTATAGATGCAAGCCCTAACTCTTTATATTTCTTTGCTAATAACTACATGGATGGCTTAACTAGAATTATGCATAACGGTTATGGTCTAGGATTAACTCTTGCAGGGCAAAAAGACTTTGATCCTAAACGAGATCTATTTATTTTAGAAAGCTTTATTAGTACTAAGTCTAATGTAGACTTAAGAGAGTTTGCTAAAATGGAAGAAAGTGTTAAGAAAAAAGAACGCCTACTAAAAATGTTTGAAACTAATCCTGTTAAGTACGCAGAATATATATCTGATCACCCGTTAGATCCAGCATTGGTTGATATGTATAATGAGATGATAAATGGTGAACTAAAACAATTAAGAGAAGATGCTAATCAGTTTAGACGTATGCCAGGCCTTAGCCCTAAAGAAAGAAAAGCTTTGTTAGATCCTCTTAAAGATGCACAAAATGTAATTAAGCGTCAAATTACTAGTACAGTAAATCTTATAGACGAAGTTGAATCTAACTAATACGCCAGGCTCTAACGCCTAAATGATTTTCCTTTTGAGTAATATATACCCTAATTCCTATCTTAGCTTTTTTAGCTCCTGATTCTATGGCATGTACCATTTGAGCTGTCTCCATAGTGGGAATAAAAAAACTCTCTCCTATTTTCATATACTCAAATGGGAATAGCCATTCAGGTTCTTGTAGTTCACTCATCTGTAGATTTTGCTATATCTGATATTTTTAAATTTTTAAAGCAGTAACAGTATAGATTCCATTCTGCCGATGGAGGCATCTTGTCCCAATAAGTAGTCATACGAGTCTTTTTAATTTCATAATCTATATTATTAGTTTTTAATTGTTTTTTAAATGCATTTATATTAGATACCTTAGCTTCTGTTTTAAGATATGTTTCAAGTATGCTCGAAGGAATATATATGATGTTTTTATCACTATCAGCTCTAATAACTAAACTGCCTCTAGGTTCTTCATATACTTTTTCATTTTTAATAGTTAATATATTTTGAGCATTTTTAAGAATAAACGTACCTATAATACTTTCACAATCTATATTATTAATCTTAGCATTTTCTTTTTTGTTAGCTAACATTTTTTCAACTATAACTGTATAGATTCGTTCTAAAGGTAATTCATCTGTTATACCATGTTCATTACATATTTCTCCAGCCCCAAAACATAAACCAATAGCCATATGATGAAACCGTTCCGCCGGGTCCCAACCTACATCTTTAACATATCTATCAATCCATTTTTGAAACCTAGGACCTAATTTTTGATCAGGATCATTTATGTCTCTAAATACTTCTCCTTTAGCTTCTAACTCATAAACAGCTTGAATATATTTAGACCCTGCATGGCCATGGTGATTTAACATAACACTAAAAGTTCTTTTACCGAACAAATCATTTTCTTGTAAAGGCGCAGGTTGCCCAATATCAAACTCTACTAGTCTAGCAAATTCGCCGTTTGGATCTGAATTTGTTTCTTTTAATTTTTGATATAAAGAACTATTTGATGTCCATAAAGCCATTAGTTTAGATGAAGATTCTATGGTTCTTATAGCATTAGTAGACCCATGAGCTTTGTATTTTGTTTTACCACTAGATATCATATGAATCATAGGGGATACTTGATCTGTAGGTAAATTAGTTACTTCATCTATAGTAAAAGGCAAGTTACCTAATGCTGACATAATAATCTGTAATGCATTAAATGTAGCTCCACCACCCGCAGTGGATTTTGAATTACCTTTAATATACATCTTTTCAGGATGGCCCCATGGAGAATTAGCTGCAAACATAACACCTGTTTTACCAGCACCAGCTTCACCTGATAAACATATAACAATACCATTTAAGTCTGTATAAGCAACTAAAGGAGAAGCAAAGCCAACTAACATAGCAAATGCGTGTACTTCCATGCCCGGTGTATTAAAATTTCTAACAGCATTTTTCCAAGTTTCAAAGCTACCTTTAGGTTCCATAAAAAGACCATAATCTCTTGTTTGAGGAGCGTAGGCTATTGGATTGATCGTACCATCTCTCATGTATTCTTTATTACCTATTACAAAAGAAGTTCTGTCATCGTCTGTCCAACCAAAATGCGTACGCATAATATCAGATCGACCTCTATTTCTTAAGTATCCACCCCATTTAATAATACATTCCATAAAGTGCACCACATTCTTTCTTTCAACAGTTATTGATTTTCTAGCAAAAGCATCCATGAGTTTCTCAGCGGAATACATATGTGCTAAAGGAAACGGAAATTCTATAGGTTCATCGTGAGGAAATTTAGCCCTTATTACCATAGAATCCCCTGGACCGTCTTCACCTATACATTTTATTTTTTTAATAGCTTTAAATTCTACTTCACAAATTACTATAGGAGGAGACTTAATAACTTCTCCTGTTTTTGCATCAAACTTACCAGCCACTTCCATAAAAATACCTTTACCTGGTACATTAAAGAAGGGTAGCATCTGTGGAGGGTAAGTATAATTTGCGTCGTCATCTAGCATAACTTCAGTAGAGCCTACTTCAACTACTAGCTTTTCTTCTACCTCTTGTCCGTCTTCTATTTCAGTGCTTATTACAGCAGGTACAATAGGAATAGTACGTAGTCTTCTACCAAAATATAAAGGATTAGATATTTGGCCTCGTTTAATACATCCTTCACACCCGTCAGGATTAGCATTTTCAAAAGAAGTACATGGATGTACACCACCAAATGAAGCTGCTTTTAATACAGTAGCTTCACGATTATAGTTAGGAGCTTTTTCAGATATAGTATGAATAGCTGTTTCAGAATCAACACAACGGCTAGCTACCGTCAGGCAAGCAGTCCATAAATCATAATCTACTTTATTTTGGTTTTCATAGGCGTACTTAATTTGCTGACATCCTATGCCTCTAATACTCTCATCTAATAGTTGTTCAAAACTATTTTCGTACGGGCTACCACCTTGTGCCTCTCGTTCTTCTTGCGATAAACCTTTTTTAGCTTCTTTTAATATAGCTTCTATTGATAGATCAACGGGGCTTATTCCATCTAAAAATTCTTTAAACTCATCAAATACATATGATTGCATCTCATCACTTAGTACTTTTGTTTGCGTAGGGGGAATAGCTTTCCAGTTAGTACAATTAGGTGTACGGGTAGCACGAGCTGCGTCAGCAGTTACATTGACATCAATCTTTAATTCGTTATCTAAACAAAACTTCTTAAATGTTTCTGAATATAGTTTCCATTGTTCTATTTCAATATCTCTATCAAAAGCCCACCATGCCCACATACCACGGCCAGAATCAAATCTAATAGGTTCAGGTAATCCTGTCTTAGCAAGGAAATCATTTAAAGCTAGTTCAGCTTCTTCTTTAGATTTATATTTTTTACCGTCTATATCTTCAGGGTCTACATCTAAATCAATAAATAAAGACTTAGAAAATACAGCTTCTTGTTTACCTCTTTTCCAACCTTTGTATGTGCTATGAGATACATAGATGTTAACTTCTGACTGTTTTAATTTTTCAATTTGGGGTTCTAACTCAGCTATGGATTCTACATAGTAGTGTTTTGTTGCACCTTCTTTAGGCTCAATAGTGATAATACAATATACACCTTTTGAGGGAAGCACCTTATTATAAAAATCTGTTATGCTTATCATCTGTATGCTTTCTGTTTTTAGAGACAACACTGCCCCACCACATAAAATATGTGTTTTTAAAATTAACTACCGCGAAATTCTATTTTACTACTAAATCTCTATTGAATCCAAATACTGTTTAGCTAAAGATAGAGTAAGTACTGGAAATTTATTCTCAGCAAACCCCTTGTCAAGTTCTTGTATTAATGATTCAACTTTTACTTTATTAGTTTTTCTAATGTATTGACCCCTAAACCAACTATGTATCGTATAGCGTGATACACCTAACTTACGTGCAATATATAGCGTAGGTAGGTTTGCTTGGACACATAGTTTGGCCAACTGAACCCCAAGTCTGTTAGGGTCCAATGTACTTAGCGTAGCTAAAAAATCAGTGCTATAGGGTCTTGCCATTAGTTTTTAACCGACCATTTCTTCATCACTTCACTCGCGTTGTTTAATGGCTGAGCTGGTGCTTGATTAGAAGGTCTTAGTACTGGCTCTGATACATCTACGTCAGACTTAACATCTATCGGAGCTGCTTGTACTGGTGCTGCTTGTACTGGAGTTTCTGTTGTAGTTTCATCTGTTTGATATACAGTTAATTTAACAGCACTTTCTGCAGCAGAAGATTTACCTTGTCTTTGTAAGACTTCTAAGTCATTAGCATTAACGGCAGCTGCTGGGCTAAATAATACTTTAGGTGTAGAAGCCTTAGCATCAAATTGCATACGAGTTACTACACGACCAGCACTAACATTATTGTTAGCTAATAATTGAACATATGGTCTGAATGGATACTTACCACCTTCTTCCTTACCAAAACATGATGTAGCAGGTAAAACTAATTGCATAACATCACCAGCAGGGTCATTAGGTAATACAACAGCCATTCTCCATGATAGACGACATGCGGTACCCGTGCCATTAGCCCCTGAATTTTTAGCACTAAATTGACAAGTGTCGCATGTTTTAGATTGTGGTGTCTTTACATCAATATCAGGAACGCGGCTATCACTAGACCAGCATGTAGGACTAATCTTTTCACCTTCCTTATATGATTGTGCGTAGAAAGTTCTTGATGCAGTATGTGCCATCTTAACAATCACAACATCCATGTAATTATTTTCTGAGACACTTACTTCTTTACCACCAACTACTTTTCTAAATGCTTTACCACGAATTGAAATACGTTTACTACCTTGGTTAACGGAACCACCAGCAACGGCTAAGGTATCTTCATCTAGCCCTGTTTGGATTAATCCGCCACTATTTTGTAATATTACTGATAATTCATTACTCATTATATTCTCCACTAATTTTACTTGCTTGTTGGTTTGCGTACAGTTATTGCGACTTCTCGCAACGTGCTGATACCAGGGGGTAGGCCCTCATCTTGACGGGTACTCATAAACTCTTTGAAATTGGTCTGACTAATACGTTGTTGCAAGAGATCGAGTGCGTTGTTATCCACAACGAATTGCTTAAAGTTATCCCAATCGCCACAAGTATAAGTTTCTTTCAAAGACTTAATGATAGTCCCACTCCCTGTACGTATGCTATCAGCATTTATTGCATTGCAGGCTACTAACATCGCCTGTTCCAGCTGTTCTAGGTCTGTCTTTAATTCAGCATCCCTAATTTCCCACTGGTTCTTCAGTGTATTCCTTTCAGTTCTAATTGTCAAGTATGTTGTAACTAAATCATCTAACTTCATATCTTCGCTCATCTTTTTCTTCCTCTCTTAATTTCTTTTTGAGTTTGAATTTCATTGACTACTATAAAAAATACTGTTACTACAATACACATTATTAAAATACCGCCTATCCATTTTATACACATCATGCTTCAATCTCCTCTCTATATAAATCGACTAACTTGCTATGCATATCCACCTTACCTTGTAACATCTGATACATTCTCCTTTCAATATCTGAACCTTGTAAATGTACTACAGTCATCTTGTTCTTCTGACCTACTCTATCCATACGGGCTACACATTGTAAATAAGTTTCTACAGAAAGTACAGGAGACCAAAACACAACTGTGTTAGCCGCAGTCAGTGTGACACCATGTGATGCAGCTTGTGGTTGTATGATAAGTGTTCGAGGGTGTTCTGACTTTTGAAATCTTTCTATGATCGAAGCTCGTTCGGTAGCAGATACAGCTCCGTTAATTATTTCATTAGTGATGTTGTTCTTATTGAGATACCTTGACAGTACTTCAATGGTGTGCCTATATGGTACAAATATAATTGTCTTATGTTCTGTTTCGTCTAGCACCTCTTGTAAAGCCGCTAAGCGTGGGGATATATCAAACTCCACTACTTCTTTTTTATCTGTGTATACTGCACCACCTGATATTTGTAAAAGTTTATTTACGTTTGCTGCCGCATTCACTGCAGTGACTTGTTCTCCAGCCGCCTCAATAAGCATTTCATTTTTAAGTAAGCGATAATATTTTTCTACTTGGGGTGTGAGTGGTATATCTCTTGTTTGATACATGACATCAGGTAAATCTAAACAGTCTGCTTTTGCATAACGAATAGAAGGTTGTAGTGCTTTAAATATTTCATCTTTAGCATTACGTTTAGGAACCCATTTAAATCTAGATACTTGGTACATCACTTTGTCGCGCCACCCTGCTGTTACTTTAGGTACTCGATTAGGACATACAAGCTTTGCTAAACCGAATGCATCTAGCGGAGACTGTGCCGCAGGTGTTCCTGTAAGCATCCATAATCTAGTTGAAGGTTTTAATATTTTAGATAATGTTTTCCAACGAGTTGTTGATATAGTTTTATATGCATTAGCTTCATCAATTACAATTAAATCAAAGTTAGCTTTCTCAATAGCATCACGTACTACGGCTACTCCATCATAATTAATAATGACAAACTCATACTCACCATTAATAATCTTAGTTCTTTTTTCTGCGGTGCCATGTGCTACGGCTGAGGTTCTATGCATACATGTATTAAAGACGTCGCCCTGCCATGCTGAATACATAATCGATAAAGGACATATGATGAGGACCCGTTTAATTTTACCTTGAGTCATTAGGTAATCAGCCGCCCATAATACAGAAGAAGTTTTGCCTGTACCTGCTTCATTAAAACAAAAAGCTTTGCGATTAATAGATAAGAATTCTGCAGTTACACGTTGGTGGTTAAAAGGTTCGTATAAACCTGGCCAGTTGTAATCTCTAACGATAGGTGAAGGTAGATAGTTTCTAAAAGATATTAGTGAATTAAGGCGAGTCATTTCATCTACACCCCAATAAACTAGAACGTCGGCAAGATTACCTTTAAGTTCTAGCACTTCACTTTTTTCTATGTTGTCTGTGATGTGTGTAACAATGTGTTCAGGTACTGTGAGCTTGACTGCTTGGTTATTTAATATTTCCATTTTATCCTTACTAAATTAAACTAAACCTCTCCGAGGTTTCTACGTAGTGCTATCTTACTATTTTACTGCACTAATTATATATGTCAACTATTTTTTCTTACGTTCTTTTTTACTTACTTCGGAAACAAGATTACCTTGGGAGTCTCTTTTGAATGAACGATTTTTAGATGCACTTTGAATGCGTAAACCGTTCTTGTTTGAACCGCCTTTATCGAGAGCTTTAACGTGTGCTACATCTTTACCTTCTCTCATATCAGCTTTGCCATTACCATTTAAATCTTTACCTTTTTTATCAACAGAACGACGACCACGTTGTCTTTCCATACGACGTTCGTGTTCACCACGAGCTTTTTGTTGCTCGTATTCTTTCTTATAAGGTCTAGGTTTATTAACGTAAGGCATGGCTATATTATATCTTAAGTCTTGTTAAACTCGCAAGTAGTTACTGGGCAGTATCCACATAGGGGAGTAGGGTTTGGTGTCCATGTATTTGTATCCAATGAGTTTTCTAGTCTAGTCAAAGGTACTTTAAAGTTATCCCATGATTTAGGTATCTCATCTCTAACATATTCTTCAGGCATAAAGTTACTATTCATTAGGAATAACAAAGCGGCTTTAATCTTTTTAACCTGAGGGAAGTGAGCAAACGTCATATGCGACATCAGTCTTAATTGTTTTAAATCAGGGTATTTATCACTGCCTGTTTTGTAATCAATAATGAATGCGTAGTCACCGTCTACAATCACTAAGTCTGCAATACCTCGTACCCATCTTGTATCATCACCATATCCACAAGGAGATAAGTCTCGTGTTAAACCCATACGATGTTCAGTTAATTTCTCACCTGGAATTTCTAATAGGGCATCTACATCTTTTTTAAATCGTTCGTAGTATTTAGGAAGTGGTTCACCGTCTCTAACATATTTTTCTAACGCATGGTGTACAGCATTACCATAAATCATAGCTTGCGACGGTTTTTGTTTAAAGTTTTTAGCGACGATTTCCTCATAATATCTACGAGGACAATTTTGGTATGTTTTAAGTGCCGAGAAAGACCATGTAAAATCAGCCATTATTTTTATCTACTTTCTGAACGTTCCCCGTCGATTTATTGAGTTCGTATTCGGCTAATACTTCAGGATTCTCTAACATTTTTTCTACCATTTCTTCATGGGGTATAGGCTTCTTCCTAAAGATCAAATCAAAGTTTTTTTCAAACTGTTCGTTGTTTGGTTTTGATTGCATCCAATCTCCTGTGACATCATTTCGTGAGGTTTTTTTCATCGTTCTTCTCAATTAGTTTTTGGATTTCTTTTAAAGACTCTTTTACTTGCCACGATTGTTGCGTAATACTATAAATATTAGTTACTGTCTCTATAATATCTTTTTCGGTTAGGGTCTTAGGGAACATTGATATTACATGACTCGTATTGATAAGTAGTGGGTCACCCCTGTATTCTTTTGAAGCGTTAGTTAGTTTTATTAACATAATTATTCCTTATATCGATTAATACATCATTAAATGATAACTCGTGTTTTTGTTTTTCAAACTCTATACTTAATAAATATCTAGTTGTTTCAAAATTATACACTGTATGTTCTACTTGTGTGTTAAATAAATAATAAGTGGTAGGTTTATACGGAAGTTCTTCTATCTTAAATACTTCTCCGTCTCTATCAGGACCAAATACACAGAAGCTTCTTGCGTGGGGAGTAAGCAACATATTAATGCCAACGCCACGTCTTGTGTCTGTATGCCAATCATAGCAAGTGTATGGGTCTAGTCTAAGAATACCTGCAATAAAGTCGTAACGATTAACTAACCATTTAAAAAACTCGTCTTGAAATAATAATTCAGGTGGTACTAACTTAGCTTTAAAATTAAAATAGTCTATCCATTCAGTTGAGTTATGAGCTACGTCGAGAAGACCTTGTCTTATAGTAGATTTATTTGGTAGTTCGTAGTAGGGTTTCATTAACAATCTCCGTAACTTTGTCCATACTTAGCTTCACACGTAATAGGTAAGTCCTGTCCCCATAACGGTGGTGTAGACATTATGTCAGTAATATATTTCATAGCATTATCTTTATCTGCTTCTTCGGCAATACATACAATAGCATCGTGTACGGTTAGCACAGGCTTATACTTTTCATTAATTGCTATCATCTGTTCACCTATGATAATTCTAGCTAACGCTTGCACTACGTTTTCTACAACTGAACCACCCCACAAAGATATATAACCTTTACGAGATTTATATACAAACTTATCTTTACCATCTTCTTTTTCTAATTTAAGTTCAGGGTATTTAATATATAACCCGTTAGGTAATTGCAATCCTTCTCTAGTGACTAGCACACACTTGTGTTTACCTAAGTAATATGGCTTAGAGTCCTCATCCCAAAATACTATACTCTTTAAAGCTTTGTCACATTCTTCCCATAACTTAATAACTTTATCATTGACCTTGCGATAAACTTTAACAAGCCTTTGACATTCTTGGTCATCTAAGATAGCACCTGGAGGTGAAGTTTTAAGTGTATGTTGTAGCTTACTCCATCCAGTCCCATAGCCTAGACCTAGTGTACAAGTTTTACCTACGAATCGTTCTGTTGCATCGGCTTTAGTAATAGGTCTATCATATACAGTAGATGCAAACTCACAATAAACATCTCGCCCATCTTTATACCATTGAACGACATCGTCTTGCCCTGCTAACCATACAAGTATCCGAGCTTCAATTTGAGATGAGTCTGAGTTAATAACTATACTACCTAGCGGTGCTTCAACCGCGTTCTTTAATGCTTTCTTTTTCTTATCACGACTAGGTAAGTTTTGGAAGTTAACTTTATCTGAGCCTGCCCACCGCCCTGTATGAGCACCATAATACTTTAGCGGTATAGGAAGCTTGCCTTTATTTCTTGATGCAATATCTAAGAATCTCTCTATTCTTGACTCTTCAATAGTTGATTTAGTGCCTAATCTAACAGAACATAATTGTTGTATGAATGGGTCATCATCTTCAGTTAGTGCAATAAAGCCTTCATCATTCTTAGCTAACGCAAATGTTTCTTTACCTGTGGTAGGGGATATTTTTAACGGAGCTTCTACACCAAATTCTTTTAATAACTCAGCAAATTTTTTATTAGAAGCTAATCTTTTACGAACACATTCAGATGTATCGCAATTTAGTTTACCCATTAATGCACTGAGTAATTCTTCTTTTTCCAGTTTTATTTCTTCTAGTCTAGTAGATAATAGGGCATCATCTAAACACAATCTAGGTTGGGTATACATTCTAATTGTAATATCAATTAGTTTCATTTCGTTTGCTGGAAAATCTTGTGCTAGAACATTATATAGTTTATAGGTAAGGTCTACGTCGTTCTTACAATACTCCCCATACTGTTTTAAATCTTCTGCGGTAAAATCTTCTACACGTTTACCTTTAGCATCAACAACCTCAGTTCCTTTTTTACCTAGTTGGTATCGTTCGACAAGAGCCGCAAGGGAGCCACCCACATCCACACCATGCTTAGCACGAGCCATGCCAAGAGTATCAAGATAAATAGCTGGGATAATGTTAAAAATAAACGAGAGAATAGCACCATCGAATTGTGTATTATGGCAAAGTAAAATGGCTTCGTTCCAATTAATCTCCATAAGTTTAGTTTTAATATGGTTATGTGTGCCTGTAATCCATTGAGTTTCTTGGTCGTCAATCTTAACACCCACTCCAATAACTTGAAATTTTTCATGGCGTATGTATTCCTCTGTGGTTAGGTTTGATAGACTGAAACCCTGTTCGTAAAAAGTTTCAAAGTCAAGTGTGATTAGGTTCATTAAATGATGTTTCGTTCTTTAAACTTGTTATAAACTACATCTGTTCTGTAATTCTTTTTATTTGTATTGTCTTTAGCAGTTCTTAGGTGTTTTACTTTATATGTTCCATATCCTATATATGCTTCAGGGTCTTTATTACAATTAGCCGTATTCTTTTTAGCTTTTGTATCACAAGTTTTACATAAGTATGATTTCTTATATCTACCTATTTTTGTATTTGACCTTGCTTCTACCGACTTATGTTTACCACAACTAAAACAATAAAAATTGTCTGACATATATACTCTCTAAACTGGTGGGCTACTCACGGTTTATATAAGTGCAAAAATACCATCACGAATTTAAACATATAAATAAAGTGTTTTCGCCCATATTCTTTTATAAGGTTGATAATAGTAACAGAACAGCTACCACTATGGCAAACATTATTTTACTATTTCTATCTTCTTTCTTTTCAAATTCATCTTTTACGTATGGTGCACCCCACGCTTCTCTTGCACTACGTGGTGTAGGCTTATCAAAAGTATCAGGTTGAAAGAATCTCCAACCTTTCTTTGCGTTTTTAGCAAATATTTTCATTTGCCATGTTTCAAATTCTCGAATTGCTTGTCTTGCACTTGGGTCAAAGTTATTTAATTTTGCGTTTTGCACAAATTTTTTCCTTTTATTTTGCGTATTTTTCAAATTCATTACGGCACTCGGTAGAACACCAACGTCGGTCATCTTTGACTGGGATTTCACACCATATACACTTCCCTGTTTGATTAGAAGGTTTTTTGATTTTATCGTGTGCATTTTTTACTCCCATGTCAATCATGTGTTGCATTAAATCATTAGCTACGTCGGCATCATCACTCATCTTATAAATTCTTTATCTTTTGATTGGATATAAAAATAATTACGCCACACCCCACCTCTAGGTTGTGCTTTCGGTAAACTAATTAAACCTTTCTTATCTAGTTCTCTAATTCTTTTGTGATTACCATTTGCGTGTAATATGATATGGTTTCTCCCTGCATTGGGGTAGTCTTCCATATATTGATTTACGATTGCAATAAGTTCTTCGTCGGTTTTTCTTCTATAATCTTGTGCCATTTAAAACAAACACTCCCCTACTAATTGAAATAAATCTTCCTTAACTACTTTTGGTTTATCTAGTTTAATTACTTTAACATCAGGATTGTTTTCTGTAAACCATTTAGCCTCCTTGACAGACCAACGATGTTTACGTATAACCTCACCCTCATCATCTACTACTGCATAACTAAACGGAATCATCTGTCCACCTCGTTCTAAAGTGCCACCACATTTTTCTTAATCTATTTATCTCATGGTCAATTCGTTTGCGTTTATCAGAAGTTCTTTTCTTAAACCATCTTCTTAGTAGAAGTTTTCCCCCTACTTTTTTAGCACCATAACTAATCACTTGACTTCTCGTCTCGCAATCTCTTTAGCTATCTTAGCTCGTTTCTTCCCTGCTTCTTTTACTTTATCAAGCATTTCATATAATACTTTTAGCGTTAATGCTTTTAATCTATCTTTACCCGTTCTAGTTTTAAAAGGGTTTGCGTGTCGTTTACTTTTGTGTGTCTGTTGTGTTGTCATCTTCCTTATAATCCTCCGTTTGCATCAATAAGACGTTGTGTCGATTCACGATAACTTTTAATTCCTGTAATCTTTTCAGCTTGTGATTCATCTTTATATAATGGGGTTATCACTATATTATGTTTTTTTGTAGGCAAATCTTTTATCCATGATAGTTCTTTGGGTCGTGTCTGCATAATGCTTGACCACACGAGGTCTCCGTGACTATTGAATTCTTCGATTGCCCATGCGTATGGGTCTTTCATTTTTGTCTCCTAGTAGAATACATGGTTGTTTATTATAACACGTGGTTTCATTCCCCACTGATTATTAAGTGCGATATTGTGAAAATGTGATGCACCTTTAGAATAATCTCTTGCTTTTAAATGTAAAATCTCGTATGCAATTTTATAGTATGATGTATTCTTTAACACCTCAGGCGATGGTGGTTTTAGTTTACCATACCATGAAAATTGATAGGGCTTTTTCATTTCAATACATACGTTTTTAGGTTTGAAATCGGCTCTGCGATACAGCACATAACCCACGGCAATTTGCCCTGAGATACTCTCTCCCCTTGCTTCCATAAAAATAGTTTGTGCGAGACACGCCAATGCTTGGTCTATCATACCAACCTCCTTAAATAAGAAACCAGTTACCTAGCTTACTTCTTTAGATTATTTAATATTAGATAAAAACTTTTTGAGTTCCGTGGCATACCAAACTATCTTACCTGCGTCTTCAGCAGGGTTACCTTTAAGACCAATTCGGCTTGTGTATTTAAGAATGTTACCTCTGAGATAGCCAATGTATTCTTCACCTGACATCTTGGCTCTGATGTAGTCTATTGTTTCTATACCCCCGTTGGTGTAATGTGGTGGGTGGTTTACCATATCTATTTTACTATTTTCAAATTCTTCTGCTAATGTCATACTTCCTCCTTTACTAGAGTTAATACTTCCTCTATATTACCCTCATTTATAATGATTGCCAAGCCTTGATTAGCCTTGATTTGGTCGATGTTGTATTTTTGCAACGCAGTGACTTGACCCTTTCCTGCTTTACATTCTATAGCGATGAACCTACCTTTATAGCAGGCGATGATGTCAGGGATACCACTCTTACCATATCCTCCAGTTTGAGGGGAGAAATGATAGCAACCTAGTGAATCCAAGATTTTCTTTACTTTGTTTTTTACCTTTGCTTCTGGTGTCATGTTTGTCCTTAGTTAGTCGTTCACCTCGTAGTGAATCCAAATCTGTTTCGTGTAATACTATAATATATAATGAAGGTGCTACTTGCCATGCTATGTTTTCTAAGTCTTTCATATCCTCAGGGCATATGTATAAATCAGGTTCAAATACTGCCCATGTATCTACTAGTGGGTCTCCTGTAGGTTCACCATGGTCAGACCTAGCCTTAGCAAAAGGAAGTTTCATTCTAATAAATATAGGTAGCGTCTCATCTGTAAATTTCCTTGTATAGTTTTTATCTACGCAAACTACGTAGCTACCATCTGTATGCCACATCGGCACTCTCCAATGTTTCTTGAGAATATGGTGTGGCATAGGACAATATACTTTCATGTAACCCTTTCTATTATTTAAGTCGTTCTACCATTTTACCATTAACTGTGATTTCTATGTTCCATGGTGATGATTTAAAGTTTTCTAGATGTGTAAGATATTCTTTAGTGAAAGTATTATGTTTAACGTGAATATACTTAGCAAACTTTTTCTTAAAGCTACTAATCCAATCACTAGGGTGTGCTAGGCTACTCATATAATACCCAACATTAAATGCTTTCATGAGTAGATAAACACTTTCCACAGGCTTATCAAAAAGTATCTTATCAGCTAACTCAGTCGCTTCTTCTCGCATATTTTTACTCCACCAATGTGAACCTTTATAATCAGGTGTAAGTTCATCTATTACTTCATCTCTGTCTTGATTAAAAGATTCTATATCCATACAAGATATAAATGCAAACGCACCATTAAGTTTATCTTGATAGAGGTTCATAGCTTCTTTAGATTTCTTTCTATCTACTGTCTTATATGTTGCTATGTATTTTGATGATTCGTGTATTGCCATAGTATCCATGTTGAATCGTATATGTTTAAAGATTGGTATTGTTATATCTACCCCATTATCTCTACGTCTATACACGATACCACCATGACCAACACTTGATTGAAATACACCATTGGCATAGTTCCATGCAGAAAATATCATACGCATACCTTGATGAAAGCTATCAGTCACAATCTCTACTGTGTTGTCTGACCTAATAATTAAATCTACCTTAGGGTTTTTAAAATCCTTTATATAATTGCCTGTCCTTTCAATTCCACTAGAATCTTTCTTCCATATTGTTTCCTCTCGCCATTTTTTACGTTCTCCCTTAACCATACTATCTTTCTTGGCATTAAATTCCTCGGCAGTCATAGTCTCTGTTTCCCACTTGTGATAATAACCTACGTGATACTCTATTTCACCATTCACTTCTTTGGGATAAAAGTATTTGTAGTTGTGGTTTCTATCACTAAAGGGATACTTATCTATTGTCCCTCTATATGGTTTAACTTGTTCTGTTATTCTTTTTAAATGTTCATACGTCAAACTTCTATTCATACTTCCTCCCTAGTTCTTCAAATATTTTCTCTAATGACTTCGGTTCAAAGTCGTGTTTACTAAAATCAAACAATGTTTTTCTACCATTGGCATGTTTAACATACCCTTTCACTCTTACATTACTTACTATAATTTCTTTCTGTTTCTTATCACTCATCTAAACCTCCTGCTTGTTGAATTACATACTCTAATCTCATATCAGCTAATAGTTTCTTTAACTGTGGTATTGTTTCTTTAAATCGTCTAGCATAGTGCCAGTTGATACGATGCGATTCTTTACTTCTAATTTTCATTTTCCATGCTATGGAATTTATTTGTTGCATGATTGCATTTCTTTCTTTTGCTAATTCTAATGTTTGTGTTGTATGCACTTTAATTTGCTCTCCAATATGAGCATTTACTACGCCCATTGATTGACCAAAGAATATCTTGTCTTTAACTCGCATCTTAGTCATCTTTTTTAACGACCTTGCCACTTGGTGCTACGAAGTTATTGTTCTGTGTCACAAGCCATAACGTAGGGCATTTAACGTTCCACGTTATTTCTGATTCTAAATATCCGTCTGTAAACACAATGATTGCTTCGGCTTCCACACGTTGTTTATTTAGGTATTCACTCACACATGAAACCATAGTTCCACCCCCACCTTGTGGTTTAAGTAATTCTTTGATGTTGTCATAGTGTTCAGGTAAAAAGACTTGTTCACCATGCACGTCAGTATCCCACCACAACACTCGCACTTTACTTGGTGTCGCCACAGAGCAAATAGATGCCAGTTCCGAAGCAAACTCAGTAAGTTCTGCACTACCAATCGAACCTGATGTATCAATAGCAATAACTAATTCACCTACCGATTCGTTTTCCATACTTGGTAAATAAATATCATTAGCCATCTGACGCTTGTTAAACCTACGCCATGTATATTCATCATTACCTTTGGTTGCATTAGATACAAACTCGCGTAGCACCTCTCGCCAATTCACTTTGGGTTCTAGCATATCGCCAATCACTCTAGGAATCTTAGCACCCATACGACCTGCAAGTATGCCACCCTCACGTAAAGCCTTGTCAATCTTGCCTGACATCTCTTTAGCTTCTTCATCAGTCATGTTCTGTGCGTCTTCAAAGCCATGCTCATCTAGTGTCTTACCTAGTGATTCACCTTTACCTGAATCCTTGTTTTGTTTCTGTTGTTTCTTCAAGTCCTCATATATCTCACGCACCGACCAATTATGATACTTAGCGTCATACAGTCCACCCTCAGGTAAGTGACACAAATCTCTATCGTTCAGATTCATAATCACATCATTGACTGCATAGTCTGTTGCTACGTTGATAGCTTGTGCATTATCCTTAAACTCTTTCTTAAACCTAGGTATATGCTTTAGTGCAACGTGTAAGTTCTCATGCAATATCAAACCACGTAGTTCTGCATCTGTCAGTTTAGATATAAATTCACGACCATACTTTTTATTAACGCCGTCAGTATATGCCGTTACATTATCTTCAATGACTGAGTTCTTACCCATGAGCATGACACCTGAATACAATGCCGTCTCACGATGTTTCATCAAGGCTATGTGTGCTTTCTTTAGTCTTGTCTCTTGTGTGATACTCATAGTCTTGCCCTTAACATGGTTAGTATTTGAATCCTTCTATTACTCTGTGCAATAGGTATATCATTATCAGGTGACATATCATCTTTTAGTTCTTGGTTAAACTTTCTTTCAATACCAATGTAATCACCGATGATGTCATACAACAATTTATTCTCATAGTCATCTATTTCTAATTGCATACTTCCTCCTTTTAATTTCTTGTATGTATAGTTTTTAAAATAACTCATGGTTCTCAGTAGCCCACTTAGCTATCTCTGTGTTGTTACGAGCTAGCTTGACACCATTCTTACTACGCACCATCATGGTAAAGAATACTGCTTGAATCTCGCTACTCTCAATGCGATTCACAAACTTCATGAACGCTGATAAGTCCTCTTGTGTTGCTAGGTTATCTGTCGCTTGGAACATCAACATCAATAATGCAGAGGTCTCTGTCGGCATAGTAATATCCATAGGTTTCTCAATGATGTCTTTGAAACGAGGTAATGATTTCTCTACCGATAGGAACGCACTCATATCTGCTGACGCACTAGCACCGATAGTCCCTGCCAACGCACACATGACTGCATTGTCACCTAGCACCTCTTTGTTATCTACAATGACTGATGCCTTAGCCAATGAACGTGGTGAACAGAATGATAAGTTTGGCTTACTTGGTTGAAAGATATATGGGTTGTCTACTTGGTCGCCCTCTGTATAACTTGCTAATGACCTAGGGAACATATACACCCATGCTCTGATTAACGGATTGATTGAGTTGTCTGTTGCCCATTTCAACCATGAATCAACATCAGGCTTTTGCATCTTCAATATACATACACGATTCCCTGCATGAGCCAACATACTGTCACCTACTCCGTCACTTGCATTGTTACTTGTTGCGAAAACTATCGATTCACGTGGTAGTGAAACGTCACCCACAGTTCTCTCTAACATAAGACGTGTGAATATAACTTGTAATAGCTTCGGTGATTTCATAAACTCGTCTAGTAAGATTACCTTAGGTTTCGGTGAATCTAGTTTAAACAATTTACCCACATAACTATCCAACGTCTTTGTCTCATGGTTAGGAATAGTCATAGCTATGTCTGACATATCTTTCACAGGGCAATCTACATAGATGTAGTCATACTTGTCGCCCAAATCTTCTTCAAGCATTTTTAGTATCGATGTCTTACCACAACCTGGCTCAGATTGGATAACAGGCGTAAGTTCACGACCTATCGTGGGTATGAGTTTTCTTAGTTCATCGATTGTTACATTATTTACTGTGTTTATTGTTGCCATACTGTCCTCCTATAGTTTAAATTTTGATAAGATGTCATCAACGTCATTCTTTACTCTGTCACGCACCATATCATTCTCTCTGATTAAATCACTATCCACACCATTAAGTGTTTGTTCTAGTCCTAATACTGCAACACTCAACTTACTACTTACTTCATTATCCACAGGCTTGAATTGCTTAAACGTATTGCATAAGTCTTTAGCTTTATCCAACGTGGATTCATAAATCTTACGTCGCTTAGTTTTGAGTTCACCTGATACTGAATCCTTAGTTTCATCAATACCACAACAATGACTGATACTTTCCATTACTTCCGTTAAGCGTTCAACTTGCTCATTTAGGATACCAGTTATGATGCCCTCAGCTTGTCTTTCATACTGACCTTTCAAGTCATCAGCTATGTCGTTACTAATCTGACAACGCCAATCATGAGCAGGCACTTCTGCTACGTATAGCTTTATCCCAAATTTATTTCTTACCTCACTCGCACTTGGATAGTCTGTCGGATTAAACATATCACCTGCCTTGAAAGCCATGTTACTTACGATAGCTTGGTAGTTGTTTATAAAACTGTCTAGTAACCGATTGAATTCCATCTCGTGTTCATTAAATTCTTTTTTAAACTTCTCAAGGTTCACCACAGGCAAGATGTCTTGTGCATTGTTCCACCTGAATGTATTACGCTTGAGCCAGTTGTATATAGTCTGTCTGTAATTGCTAACTCGTTTATGAAATTGGTCATCAGCTAAGAGATTCTTAACAAATCTGCCTGCACTGCTATCTGCTTTCTTAGCGTGGGTTACCTCGTCGCTGATACCTCTGTCTTGCTTTGTTGCTGACCATACATTGACATCGACTGATACTAATACTGCCGACGTTGCCAACGATATGATATGGTTCGGTTGTTGCATCTCAAACTTCAAGACGTTTGCTTCCATGTCTATCTCCTTATATTGTTGTTCACGTTGTCGTGAATTGTTTAATTAACTATCATCTATAACTTTCTTACCCCATGTCTATACAGTATAGCATAACTTGACATATAAACATAGCACTTGAAATAAACTAGATATGTATATCTATACTCGTATATACATTCATAATACTCCACGGGTCATACCCACTACCACATTCATCAATGTCACCTACTTCCTCACCAATCCTAGTAAAACTACATGACACAGGATTAGTCATATTATTTCTATCATCATACAGTTCAGCATACTCCGTCATGATTTGATATAGTCTCTCATGAGCTTTTACATCTTCATAACTGTCATACCACTTCAAGCTATGCTCATGAAACAGGATAGTCCTAGCTTCTTTGTTCACAGTTAAGTGAACGTTTATTTCGTAGGTATCATCAAAACATTTTCCTGCTATTGGGTCTTGTTGCATCTCGGTGAGCATAAGTAAGAATATGCCATCAGCACTTAGATTCTTTTCTTCCTCTGTGGCTTCATCGTTACGATTTATCTCATCAACCTTGACACCATATGCGACTTCACTTCGATAGCCCATGTTATTTATCCTTTACTGCACGTAAGCGTTTAGAATAATAGATAGCATCTTGGATAGCTTGCCACTCAAACATATTCTTATTCTTAGCTATCTCAATCAACTGTTCTTCTTCTAATTGTTTCTGATGCCACATCGCGTCAATCTCATCTTGTTCCATGTTATCCTCCTGTTGTTTAATTAACCACTCTTTTATTTTACCCATATGTTTTCTCCATTACTATTTCTTTTAACCTTGCATCTACAGCATCAAAGTTAAGATGTCTATAGTCCTGCATACCATACCAATTCTCTATGCCAATCTTTTCGTTATCGTATCGTCTAATATAATCTCTCTTAGCTTGATACTCCTCACTCAAATCTCTAAACATTTGGTCTAACTTTTTTTCTTTAACCTTGCCCATATCACACCCCCTCATCTAAGTTATTTTGTGATTCACCATTAAGTGAACGGATATAATGCAAGAGTTCTCTACATACCTCATACCTCCCATGCACTATGTCCTCTGTTCCGTCTGTTAATTCCTCTAACCCATTGACTACTTCGGCGTCATGTTTCAACTCGTCTCTGAGCCAATTAGTTATGTTATCAACCATACCTTTATATTTTAGTGGTCTCGCCATGATTAGTCCTCGCAACTTCCGTTGATACATTGTTTAGATTCTAAGATTTCTTTTTCTAACTCTGCGACTGCCTTATGATTAGCTGTTACATGAGCATACTCTTTCACGTCTTTATATAAATCACCCTCAACGACTGCGACCTTGCATAGCATACCTCTGTCTTGCACGTGGTCTTTGATTACCGATTCAATAAAGTCATCGATAGTGATATTCTCATTCCACGATTCAACTTCTTTTATCTTGCCCTCAGGCACTAATACTTCTGATACGATTGTGAACGCTTTTACTTCCATGTTATTCTCCTTGTTTAATATCAACTGTGTGAATCTGCCCTGCTTGCTCTTGCCATAACTCAGGGTGTCTCATTGCTTCTACTTCTGCTTCCTTGCTACTATGTGCTGAGACGTGAACCTCATACACAATGCTTTCCTCTAGCTTTACTATATAGTTCTTCATGTTTACGTGACCTCCTATTGTTGTGCCTTGCTTATTGTAAGTGCTACTAACCCACCATGATATATAACCTCTTTCATGTCGTTGGTGTTATACCATACATGAATTTCACCACTCGGTCTACCCTGTGATTGATGCCTTGTTGTTGAACGTGAATACTTATCCTTGTTACCTATCCACTTCTTTTCGGTGCTATCCCATACATACATAGGAAAGTGTGAACCATAACTATAAACTGCATAAAGTAAATTAGTCTCTGTTCTACCATTCCCAACGTCTAACCACTTACCATACATATTGCTACCTTGAAACTCTTTGAACCCATTTACATAATCTCTTGCCTTGTTGTTTGATACTCTCATTTTACTAACCCTCCCTTGTTGTTAAGTCCTTGTAAGTCTAGTTTGTTTGTTATCACCATATAATTACTCTTGTGCATTGGTGCTATGGTGTGCTTTTTGTTACGTGCATCTACCTCGCCACACTTTAAACACGTGGTATAACCTAGCTTGTATCTTGCGTGTAATACATGGTCGCCACACTTAATACATAGATTTTTATACTCCATACTAAACCCTCCCTAGTTTGCGTAGTATGCCCACGCTTGACACTTCGTTAATGAAATAAACTAACCACGAGAATAAACCCTGCAATACCCCATGCGATAACCTCGGTAATAATAAGTCTACGAAGTCTAGCTTTTGGCACTGTAACGTATTGGCTCATGGTTACCTCTCTGTTATAACTTGACATATAGTCGTTAAGCTTTTTGTTTTTGCTATGCTCTGTATAGTTCATGTTGCTATCTCCTTTGTTATATTGTCGTTCACGCTGACGTGAATTTGGTTTATATTTTGTATGTGAGCTGTTACTTTCTCTCCCCACATAACTACCATTATATCAGAACTTTACATATAAACATATAACTTGACATAACTTTTTTACTTTTCGGTGTTCTACGTGTTCTAGAATCTGTTCTAAAAATACTTGACAAATAGGAACAGAATTTGAGGTTTTTGGTGTCTGTTTTTGCTTGGTAAGTCTTTGTTTTATATATTATTTATTTATTATTATTATTAGTATAGTTCTTGTGCTGTTCTAATGTTCTAGCGTTTTTAAGGTATATGCTGGGAAAAACGATTTTTTTGGTTTGCGATGTTTTGCACTGCGAAAAACGACCTCTTGGTCTTACAAAGTCCAAAACCCCCCTATACCTTAAAAACCTTAGAACACTAGAACATTCCTTATTAATCAAACACTTAGTATAGAACAGATTTTAGAACAAAATTAGAACAACTTAGAACACGGCTCATGTTTAGTTAAACTCATACACCACACTATCAACTAAGTATATCTTACACCACATAACACAGAACAAATTCACGTCTACGTGAATGGCTAATTAAACTTCTTGACCACGCAACCACGCGATAGCGACGTCGACGACACATAACTGGTTTCAATAAGGTGGCAGGTAAAAGGTAGCTACGCATCGGCTATGAGATTTCTGATTGACGCCCGCTCGCTATGTAACTGGTTTCAAAAATTTAGGCCAAAAAAAAGGAGGCCCGAAGGCCTCCCTAGTCAGTACTTAGCTAACCCATTTACGATTGAATTCTGAAATCGCGGTTATGAGTTTCTTTTCGTTCGCGCTGTCATCGCCTCGCGCCTTTGCATTGGCGCATTTTTTCTTAAGGCCATCTAAAGTTTCTTTGACAGTTTCAGCAAAGGTTCGGGTTGCGCCTCGTTGTCTCGGCTGACCCTCGCCTTTCAAGGCCTTGATCGCTTTTTTAAGATCATTCAAGCGGTTGCTACAATATTTGCTTACTTGATCACGCTCGGCCTTGATGATCGCGTGTAATTGTGGATTGCTAGTCCTTAACGCGCCAAACGCTTGTGGCGTATAGGCCATGATGTTAGCAACAGTTCGGTGATACTTTTCACCCTTGTGATTATCAAAGGCGAGTTTTTCAACAGGTAAGTAATTACCATTTTCAACGATAAAATGTTGATCAATGCTCGGCTGATTCTCGGCGATTCTTAATTGATAACCCGCAAATAGTTCGGCCTTTGGCTCGTCCGCAACCTCATCATCAAAGTTAGGATAGGCCTCATATACAGTCCGAGCTAGTGAACGCTCGTTGTCTTTGTTTGTAGCTTGTTGATAACCTATTTGTTTTAAGTTTAATGTTGCCATGTTTAATGCTCCTAGTTATACGGCGAATTTGCCGTGATTGTTTTATCTCATAGCTGAGAGGATATGTAAAGTTTCAGGGCCTAGTGAATAGCTAAATAACGACCTCGCGAACGCGCCCGAAACAACCGCGACGACACATAACTGGTATCAAATCGTTAGGCGAAAAAGAAAGGGGAGCTAGGCTCCCCCTCTTGGTTATAATACTTCTACTATCTTACCTTCTAACATTCTCCTTCTTATCTCATTGATGATTTCATAAGCTATATCAAACGACGGCTCTGTTACATCCGAGTTGTTCCATAAGTCATCCTCCATTAAACCTAGGAAGTCAACGAGCTTGTTACGTCTTGCTTGTCCAAGTGTTGCAGGGAATAAATCTAGTTGTGTTGTATACATCTTAGTTCTCCTCTGTCATTGATAAATAAAAGTACATACATGCAGCTACTACACACAACGCCGCACCTGTTGGTGTGTGGATATAAAACAATGCAATGCCACCAATCATTAACATTACTAAACCTTCTATGAATCTAATTACTGAACGCATATACAATCTCCTATTAAGAAGGGGGCCGAAGCCCCCAGTTGATTTGTTATTCTCTTTCTAGTTGTAAAGTTGTTTCATGATACTGTTTTAATCTACGCAGTATTGCTATAAGGTTTTTATCTACATTATCTAGTTCGTAGTTCCTTTGAATAATACGATATAAAACAGGTATTAATGACTCTACTTCCTGGTGTGATAGTTTCATACATATCTCCTAGTTAATACCAAACAGAAGTTGCTTGGTTGAATACTTTATCTCATAGGTAGAAACATATGTAAAGTTACACCCCTACCTATACCCCACCCCCCAAATATTAGTAGATGGGACCCATTCCCCCTTCCCCCTTTAATCTGCACAAATAACTACGCATTCCCCAAACCACCCCCCTTGTCTTTAAACTTGACAAACTAAAAAAATTTCTATAAAAAATTTGAAAAATAGGGGGGCGCAGATTTAGTAGTTAAAGCATGCTAGGCAGAAAGCCAAAAAATACCTAACTTACTACGTCCTCTGATGTTGGCTTAACCGCCCGTTAGATTGCTTTTGGATCGAAGTTGTATAACTCGGAGTAGACTGCTTTAATACGAAGGAATTTTTCACCATGTAAATGGAAGTCATCATCACCCCGAACATAGAGAGCTAGGTGTACCATTTCATGAAGGAGGGTTTGGAAGATAGTTGTGAAGTGCCCGCATGCATTAGAACTAATTTGTATTTCCATCTCGTGTTCATCAAAGCAACCATATATATCAGGGTTCTTAATCACTTTAAAATTAACTTTAGAAGACTTAGGCATAGGGAGTTTGTTGAATGGTGCCATCTGGCAAGCCATGTTGTATAGAATTTCTAGGTTCTTCTTAGTTAAGGTAGTATGCATATATAGGATCAGGCCAAATCATAACCCACCAAAGTAAAATTCCAGCAATAGTAATAGTAATTAAGTCTTTCATATACACATTATACTAAAAAAGGTTGCGAGTTAATGACAAAGTAGTATAAAATCACAGAATAGCTGCAAAAATATATTCATAGGTGATACAGCAACCCATGCAAACAGAAAATACTGAAGAAATTCAAATAGATAGTCCATATGACGTCGTGATGATGCCAAATTTGGAAGAAAATATCCCTATTCCTAAGAGCGCCCGTGAGGCACTACCTGATTTAACTAATCAAGAAGAGGTAGAAATGCTCGCTAACACCGTAAAACTAATTGCTGACTTAACCGGACAAGAGATCGAGGCTACGCAAGAAGACGTAGATGAGGCAAAGTCTGTGATTAAGACCATGATTACTGACCCTAATAACAAATTACAACTTAAAAAATATAAAAATGCGACATTAGCAAGCTTAGCGGGTATGGTAGCTGAGTTAGATGCACAAGTTGTGGATGAGTTAAAGGACTTAAAGACGTTTGTAGTCAATGGGTTGATAAGAGAAGCAACAACCGCAGATAAACCTAAAGAAAGAATTACAGCATTACGTGCCATAGGAGACATTGATGGTGTAGATGCCTTTAAAAAACATACTGAAGTGGTCCATAAGAATATGTCGATGGATGCTATAGAGTCAAGACTTCAGTCCTTGGTAGGTAAACTACAAAAAAGGTTAGACGAAAAAGAAATTCAAGGCGAAGTTATCAATAATGGTGAGTAATGCGGATCAAAACTTAACGCCTGAAGAAGAAAAGAAAGAACAAGAGAAAAGAGTCTTATCACTCATTAGGTTTTTAGGAGCACATAAGCAGCATTTAGCAGAGGAAGAAGCTAAAGAAGTAGATGCACTACTAGAACTGACGGATGGTAAGATAGTACAAGATGCGGGTAACACATCATTTTTAGAATTTATACAACATGTTTACCCTGGATATATTATAGGAGCGCATCATGCGAGGTTGGCTAAGATATTTGAAGATATTGCTGCAGGAAAGAAAAAAAGAGTTATCGTTAACATTGCACCGAGACATGGTAAGTCAGAGCTTATTTCATATCTTGCGCCTGCATGGTTCCTCGGTAAATTTCCTGCTAAAAAGGTTATTATGGCGTCTCACACAGCTGATTTGGCGGTTGGCTTTGGTCGTCGTGTCCGTAATTTGGTGGGCTCGGATGCGTATAAAGACATATTTCCGCAAGTAGAGTTACAGGCAGATAGTAAATCAGCATCTAGATGGGGGACAAACTTTAATGGTGAATATTTTGCGATTGGTGTGGGTGGTGCCCTCGCTGGTCGCGGGGCTGATCTTTTTATCATTGATGATCCACACTCTGAGCAAGATGCAAAGCTCGGAAGAGCTGATGTTTTTCTCCCTGCTTGGGAGTGGTTTCAGTCTGGCCCTATACAGCGTCTTATGCCTAACGGTGCCATTATTGTTGTGATGACGAGGTGGTCAAAGCTTGACTTGACTGGACAGATTGTGAACCAGATGGTGAAGCAAGAAGGGGTAGATCAGTGGGAAGTAGTTGAGTTCCCTGCAATTATAGAAGATAAAAACGGCGTTGAAACACCACTATGGCCTGAGTTTTGGAGTCTAGAAGAATTACTAGCTAAAAAAGCGGCGCTAGATACGCGATATTGGAATGCACAGTATTTACAGAACCCAGTATCAGAAGAAGGCGCGTTAATTAAAAGAGAATGGTGGAAAATATGGGAAGAAGAAGATCCTCCTAGTTGTGAATTTACCATTATGAGTTTAGATGCTGCCCAGGAGGCGAATAATAGAGCGGACTACAATGCGCTCACCACTTGGGGCGTCTTTTTTAACGAAGAAACCAATAACTATAATATAATACTGTTAAATAGTATTAAGAAACGATTAGAGTTCCCAGAGCTCAAAGAATTATGTATAGAAGAGTATAAGGAATGGGAACCAGACGCATTTTTAGTTGAAAAGAAATCTAATGGTGCAGCTTTATACCAAGAGTTTAGACGTATGGGTATCCCTGTCGGTGAATTTACACCAGGTAAAGGGCAAGATAAGATAACTCGTGTAAATGCTGTGTCAGATTTGTTTAGAAGTGGTATAGTATGGGCTCCCGATAGACGATGGGCTCATGAAGTTATAGAAGAATGTAACGATTTTCCTAGTGGTGCTAATGATGACTTGGTAGATAGCACGACTTTAGCATTAATAAGATTTAGACAAGGTGGATTTATTAGGTTGCCTAGTGATGAAGCAGAAGAAATAAAAGGATTTAAGAGTTCTAGAAATAGGCTGTACTCAATTTAAAGGATAACAAATGGCAGATATAGATAAAAGTTTAGCACAAGCACCTAAAGGCTTAGAAGAATTAGCAATGGGTCAACCAGACCTTTCTATTGAAATTGAAAACCCAGAGAGCGTAACGCTTGATGATGGTAGTATGGAGATCACAATCGTTCCAGGTAAAAAAGTTGCTGGCGATGAATTCAATGCTAACTTAGCAGAAGATTTAGATGAAGGTCAGCTCACTGAGTTGTCAGGTAATTTGATTGGTGAATTTGATGCTGATGTTAACTCTAGAAAAGATTGGTTAACTACTTATGTGGATGGCTTAGAGTTGCTAGGCTTGAAAGTAGAAGATAGAACTGAACCATGGCCAGGTGCATGTAATGTGTATCACCCCTTGATGACAGAAGCGTTAGTTAAATTCCAAGCAGAGACCATGATGGAAACATTTCCAGCAGCAGGTCCAGTCAAAACACAAATCGTAGGTAAACAAACTAAAGAAAAAGAAGAAGCGGCTGAACGTGTTCAAGAAGATATGAACTATCAGCTTATGCAAGAGATGCCTGAGTACAGGCCAGAACACGAACGCATGCTATGGGGTCTAGGCTTAGCAGGTAATGCGTTTAAAAAAGTTTACTATGATCCATCGTTCGAAAGACAAGTGGCGATGTATGTGCCAGCAGAAGATATGGTGGTCCCTTATGGCGCGTCTAATTTAGAAACAGCTGAACGTGTGACGCATGTGATGCGTAAAACAAAAAATGAATTACATAAGCTACAAGTTGCAGGGTTTTATCGTGATGTAGATTTAGGTGAACCATTCTTAGATATTGATGAAGCTGAAAAGAAAATTGCAGAGAAGTTAGGGTTTAATCCTACAGAGGATGACAGATTTAAAATCCTTGAGATGCATGTTGATCTTGATTTAGAAAATGGTGACTCTGAAGATGGCATTGCACTACCTTATGTAATTACTATCGAAAAAGGTACAGGTACTATCTTAGCTATTCGTCGTAATTGGAACCCAGATGATAAATTAAAAGCTAAGCGTCAACACTTTGTACACTACGGTTATATTCCTGGATTCGGATTCTACTGTTTTGGTTTAATCCACTTGATTGGAGCGTTTGCTAAGTCTGGCACAATGATTTTAAGACAACTCGTTGATGCTGGTACATTGAGCAACCTACCAGGGGGGCTTAAGTCACGCGGGCTACGCATTAAAGGTGATGATACCCCCATTGCTCCTGGTGAATTCCGTGATGTAGACGTACCAAGCGGTGCAATCAGAGATAACATTTTAATGTTGCCTTATAAAGAGCCTTCACAAGTATTAAATGCATTGATGAACCAAATTATTCAAGAAGGTCGTGCGTTTGCAAATGCAGAGGGACTTAAAGTTTCTGACATGAGTGCTAATGCTCCTGTAGGTACAACACTTGC